CTGTGATTTTATCGCTGCAACTCTAAGTAAGAGTCTACTTGCTGAAGCAAAGCAAATTGGCTCTCTTATTAAGAGTGCATCGCATCCTCAAATGGATTTGCATCCAGCTGAGGGTTACTTTCTTTCTACCAAAAAGACTATTGAAGTCGAAGACTGCAATGGTAAACAATACAAAATTACGGTAGAGGAAGTTTAATTATGGGACTAATGCCAGCTTACTTTACCACCAATCGTAGTGGTAAAAAGACTAAGCAAAAGAAAAAACCTGGATGGGAAAAACGTGCTGCCGAGTATGATGCTTGGCTTCGTAAACATAATGCTCATCCTGATCAGCTAAAAGGTAAAAAGAAGGGAGTGGTGACACTTCCATGGGAGGCTAGTGGTTATGTTCCAAGAGAAACTAAACACTATCCTAGTCTATCAACAGGTGGCTTTGCACCTTGCACTAAAAAAGAACCTATGGTCTACAGTGGTGAAAGAAAGTTACTTGGAATAGCAACTTTACATAAATCTAATATGGTACCTGTATTTGACGAGCAAGATGCAATAGACATCGCACGAATGCGAAGAGGATGAACCAAATGTTTATAGACATGGGTTATATTGCAGTCTTTTTTGCCTGCATTATCGGCTACATGGGATACTTGTTGGGTGTGTATAAGAATAGAGATTTAGTTGAAGAAGTTGTAAATCGTTTAATTGATGATGGGTTTCTTAAACTAGACGAGGAAACTGATGAACTGATTCCATGGAAAGATTGGAACAGAAAGTAGTTGACTTTCAAGACAAACTAGAGTATAATATAATTATTAACAATGGAGAAAAGTGATATGATGATTGAGTTGAACAAGATCCAAAGCGAACTGCCTATGCTTTCGCTAGATCGAAACGTTAAAAAGATGACAGAGTACAAGAACTTCCTCGCTAGCCATCGTGAAAAACTTGATCGTTGGTTTGACAAATATCTTGATATGTTTGATAAAGACATGAAACCAGATGAAGGAAATACTCCTGTTTGGAATATGTATCGTAAAAAGTATAAAGAGTACGAAGAGATCGAATCAATGTTGAAAACAACGGAGTTCTATCTTTCGAAAGCAAGTTTATGATTTTTAAGGATGCACAAAACTTCGCTATGTATATCGAGAAAGAAGTTTTAGCAAGAGGTAAGAATGGTGAGTATACGCATTTAGATGCGATTATCGCCTACTGTGAAAATAACTTTATTGAACCCTCTGATATTAAACATCTAATCAAAGGACCACTTAAAGAAAAATTAGAAGTTAATTATCAGGACTTAAACTATCTCCCTAAAACAGCAAAACTAGATATATAATGAATGGTTATGAAGTATACAAATATCACCTTAGACTTAAACTGCACTATCGGAACTACTCCTTTGATGCATTTACGACTAATGTAGGAAGAAAACCTTATGCTACTTACACGCAACGAAATGATATGGGTTTGTATGAAAAACTGGCTAAAAAGTTTACCACACCACATGACTGCATTGAGTATTTCGTATCCAATCTTAGTTACGGAAACGACAGTGTTATCTATACTGGTGCTGTTGGTGACGATTATTGGAAGTCTTGGATAAAATATAAAGAATCGTTATCTCAAAGTTTTCAAAACGATCTCGATGTAATAACTTTACATTGTGAAAAGAATAGAAAAGAAATCACTTCTCTATTTGACTTTGAGAAAAATGGAATACCAGAAGTTTTTAAACTGCTACTTGGACGAAAGGTATCAGTACAAAGTTTGGTAATCCTTAATAGTTACAGACCATTCTTTGATAACTGGAAGACTAGCGATATCATCTTTGAAGATGATGCTAAACGAGTTGTCAAAACAAATGGATTTGTAAAGTTCCCAACTGCAAAGCTGGGACAAAGTTTCGATACTTTTCGTCGTGATTTATCGGAACTAAATATTATAGGTATGTGAGTTGCTTTGCAATAAATATACTAATATAATAAACCATACGACATATTAACATACGGAGAAACATATGGACATTAATACACTAAGAAAAATGCGTAATGATGACTTCAGCAAGATCGCTGGAGAATTTGAAAAGATGGCTAATCCCCAAGCCACTCAATCCCAAAATTCAAACGAAGATACTCGATTCTGGCGTCTAGATCCAGACAAAGCAGGTAACGCAACTGCAGTTATTCGTTTCCTACCACGAGTTGAGGGTGACGAACTACCATGGGTACGAGTATTCTCTCATGGTTTCCAAGGACCAACTGGTAAGTGGTACATTGAAAATTCATTGACTACTATCGGTGGGAAAGATCCTGTTGGAGAACTAAACTCTAAACTGTGGAACTCAGGTATTGAAGCAAATAAAGAGATTGCTCGAAAGCAAAAGAGACGTCTTGGTTATATTGCTAACGTACTAGTCATCTCTGATCCTAAACATCCAGAAAACGAAGGACAAGTAAAACTGTTCAAGTTTGGTAAGAAAATCTTTGATAAGATTATGGACAAAGCACGTCCAACTTTTGAAGATGAGAAACCAGTAAACGTTTTCGATCTTTGGGAAGGTGCGGACTTCAAAATTAGAATGCGTAAAGTTGATGGTTATTCTAACTACGATCAATCAGCATTCATGGAACCTGCTGCACTAAATGGTGGTGATGAAAATGCACTACTTGAAGTAGTGGCTAAGCAACATAAACTTTCTGAGTTTGTTTCTGCTGATAAGTTCAAGTCTTACGAAGAACTAGAAAAACGTTTAAATGATGTTTTAAGTGGAGAATCTGCTCCAGCAACTAAACGTGCTGCAGAGATGGAAGATGAAGAAGTGGTTGTGGCAAAGTCTGCTCCAAGCAAACCTGCTCCAACATTGGCTTCAAAGTCAGCCGATGTGGATGACGATGACGCTGACGTGATGTCTTACTTCCAAAAAATTGCATCAGCAGAATAATAACTACTAATACAAAAGTGATTTGGGGGAGTGTTATGCTCCCCCATTTTTTTATGGACGTTTTGCCCAACGTTTTCGCCAGATCCAATTATTAAATCTACTTGCGTAGTGTTCTACTTTATTCCAGAACCAACCGAAAATACCTCGATGCCAAAACCAGTGATCGTATCTTTTGTGGTGGAATTGGAACTTCTTGTCTTTATGAGCCATATGTTGCATTAACTCCCACATCGTTAGCATTATTTCACTGTCCTAATAGATCCATCTTCTAGTGCTAGATACGCACTGAATTGTATGGTAGGAAACATTCTCTTCATTTTTAAGAATTCTCTAAGATTATTCATATCATCATCAATCATTCGTACTCGAGAATATCTTTTTGTCATCAGGTAGGTACGAATAATTAACATCTTTTTAAGAGCAGGAATATCAATATCACCGATCATACCTGCACGTTCAACTCGAACTTTATCAATATCAAATCCATACTTACGGAATGTCGCTAGAAACTTATCTCGATGATCAAAGTTATTTCTAGCAGTGATAATGATAACTCGACTTAACGGATTCTTAATGCTATTGGCTAAGATTGCTTTGGCTTTCGCCATCATCTTTGTAATAGGTTGTGACTCTTTATAAAACTTTGCTGCGTCTTTAAACTGACGATAGTCGTATACCTCACCTTGCTTTAGTTTGTATGAGTTGTATTCCGACGTTGAGAGTTCACGTGTAACTTTTTGAGTTTTTGTATCGAGGACTTGTATTTTAGCAGTAGTGCGGAACAAAGTGTCGTCAATATCAAATATTGTAAGACCACCATTTTGGTACTCCTCTCCTTCTTTAAGAAAATCTTTAAATTGTAAAACTTTAGACATTATGGACTAACCCATTCATAACCAGAGTATTGTGCACCTGAGTCAAATCTTCTAGCACTTGAATCAGTATTTCGTAATGGCATACGAACAACTTGGTTTTGATTTTGCATAACAGTGTTATTAGTTGGAGCGACTACAACAGAGCCACCTCCACCACCAGCAACTGCCTCATCTCTAGCACCTGCAGTTATAGCCGATGCATTAGAAACAATTGTTCCATCAGAATTCATATAACCACCAGCTTCAACGAAGTTAGTCATTCTTCTCCATGGTGCCTCGCCTAATGCATCCATTGCTTTTTCAAGATTGTCTGCATCAACGTCAGCAAATGTCGACATTGAATGTCCGAGTGCACTAAGTCCATCTGCTGCCATTTGAATACCAGCACCAGCTTGACCAATCTTAATTAACTGTTCAACTGGAGTGTCTTGTCCGAACGATAGAAGTTTAGTGACTAAGTTTCCTAAACCAGCCAAAACGTTAGCACCTGCGAAAGCGATCATCGCTCCACTGATAGCTACGATACCTGCAGCAACACCCAATAGATTATCTCCAGACAAGTCTCCTAGTCTTTCTAATCCAGTGGTCATGTCTGATAATCCTGCACCAATGGCTTGCATTGCTTCGCCGATAACCCACACCGAACCACCCATTAAACCGAGTGCAACTGCACCAGCAATAATTAATGGAGCAGCAGTACCTGCGATCGCACCAATAACACCTACACCTGCGAGAGTTAATAAACCTTTAGCGACAGTATCCCATCCGATGTCTTCAAATGCTTCGAGTGCTTTACTTGCTAACCATAGGACACCTGTAAGTGCTGCAAGCCCTAATGCACCCTTTAACATACTTCCTGTTGCCTTACCTGCGACTATACCAATTGCAGCAAGAGCACCAAGAGTACCGATACCCTTAGCTAAAGTTTCCCACTCTAATTCTCCAAATCCTTTTAATGCTTTACTTGCTATCCATAAAGCACCAGAGATAGCTACTAGACCAACTGCACCTTTCATCAGTGATCCAGCCATATCTCCAAAACCTTTCATTCCTTGACCAATCTTGCCCATCAATCCACCACTAGCACCTGCAGGTTGTGGACTTCCAGCAGCAACGCCACCACCACGAGTATTTTCTTCAATCTTCTTTAGAATGTCATTTTGATCATCCATCATACGAACATTTTCTAAATGTTCTTCTTTATCAGCAGCAGCAGATACTGGCTCGCCAGTCGCACTGTCCATTTTCTCGACTGGAGCAAATGTATTGAAATCTTCGTTTGTTTTAAATTGTGCACGAATGTCTGTATTACCAACAGTGGTTAATGCAGACTCTCTTCTTTTTAAGAGTTCAGATCCAGCTTGCGTTCTAGCAATCTGTTCATCATTTAATCCCATATCACGGAAGGATTTTAATTCACGTTCTGTAGCACCTAGTTCTCTTCTTGCTTTATAATTCTCTCCAAAATCTGCAGAAAGTTCTCTATTCGTTTTTGTACTACCAAGTTTCTTTTGTTGTTCTATAAATTCTGATTTGGCGATTGTCTTATTAAAGATACCACCAAAATTAACTGCTTTAAGAATCCCTCTTCCTGGATTCTTTACGAAATCTGTTATTGGACGAACGAAATTTTTAAGACCATCAGTCATTCGTGCGATTGGTCCACGAACGTCATTAACGGATTGAGTTAATTTCTCAATAGCGTCTAGATCTTTTTCATCGAACTTCAAACGCTCTTTTGCTGATTTAAGCATTTCCTTATTGGTATTGAGCATTTGCTCATCCATTTGTCCTGCTTTAGCTGCAATTTCTTTGACAGTAGTGGTCTTATTCTGTTCAAGAGCACGTGACTGCTCCATCAGAATATTACCCATGCCAGCGTTTTGTGGTTCGATTGCCATCTAGTTTACCTTTTTGATTTCATCTTCTGTTGTTCGTATCTTTGTTTTTCCTCTTCGAGATGCTTGACTAACATATGCACATAAATCTCCCTCTCGAAAGGCATCATCTCTTCAACCTCAGTCAACGAATATTTATGATATTGCATCATTGCAAAGTTAGTCTTGTAAT